TTAGCCACTTGGCTGCTAATTGCCCATCTCATAAAGATTTAATAAATCTTTACTCATCTTTTAAATTTTCACGATATCCAAGTGTTGCTCTTGGCCATTAGGTATATTACTATCCTAACTTCGTATTAAAAGTTACAAGGGGATCTTAGCAATTTGACATTCTCGCCTAATTAATTTTTATATTTATTTGTATTAAACTAATTAGACTAGCAGGTTATATAAAAAAATTAACCTTTCAAGGTTACGTAAACCATCAGTTAACTTTTTCTTGATATTTACACAGGTTTATCTACTAAGGTATATCAAGAACCTTAATAGCTGCCCACTGTTGACGCCCAAGATTAAAATAAAGCGCCATAAGCTACGAGTTGAACGAGACCACCACCACCCATTTTTAGTATATAACTATATTTCAGAAAATATTTTTTAAAATTTAAACGTTGAAAATTTAATTAAATATAATTAAATTTAATTAAATTTAATTCATAACTAAATGTTTTTTTACACTATTCATTATTTAAAATTTACTATATACCATTTCGTAAATTTATAAATTATATTTTATTATCATAATCATAGTATTGTAAATTTTGATGATACTTATTCGTATTAAACGTGAATTATTAGTAATTGTTACTTAAATATTTTTTCTGTAATAAAATATGTCAACATTTAAGGAAAAAACAACGAAATATTCCTCCTTTGTAAATAATAAAAACAAAAAAAAACAAGCGAATATTCAAGATACTGTTGATATATGTCATCACAAAATGATGGATACTTTTAATAAAAATCACATATACACTTCAAAATGGAAATTAAAAATAGAAAAATATAATTCTGAATTAGAAAAATTAAAAATTCTTCCTCCAACAGGAGAACTTGAATCCAAAAAAAAGTTCTTTGAAGAAAAAATTACAATGTTACAAAAAAATATAGATGAAACTGAAAGTAATCATAATGAATTAGAATATTTTTATAATACAATTGATATTTTAGTTGATTATTATAAAGAAGAACCTATAAATACTTCCAAAAATGAGAATGATACATCTACCACTAATTCATCTAATAAAGCATCTTTATTAAATGATTACTTGAAAATTACAAATCAAACCACCAATAAATTATCTCATCGTTCTATTTTAGAATGTCCTGAATGTCAAACAGAAATGACTGTTCACCAACATGATGGATTAATGGTATGTACATCATGTGGACGTTCTAATGACATATTATTAGATACAGATAAACCAAATTATAAAGAACCAATGCAATCGAGTAAAAATTATACTGCATACAAAAGAAAAAATCATTTAAATGAAAAAATTAGTCAAATACAAGCCAAAGAAACTATTGATATTGCTCCTGAAATATATGATCAAATTAGACTTGAAATTAAAAAATTACGTTTAAACGATGATGATATCACTCATAAAGTAATGAGAGATATCTTAAAAAAATTAGGATTTAATAAATATTATGAACATATTACTCATATTATTTGTTATTTAACACGTAAATTACCAATTACAATTTCAAGAGAAGCTGAACACAGAATTGATATGATGTTTGAAGAAATTCAAGAACCTTTTGAATTATTTAAACCCAAGAATAGAAAAAGTTGTTTAAATTATAATTATTTAATGCACAAGTTTTTTGAATTATTAGAATTAGATGATTATTTAATTTATTTTCCTTTACTTAAAAATCGTGAAAAATTACAAGAAGTCGACATGACTTGGAAACGTATTTGTGAATTTTTAAATTGGCAATTTATTCCAAGTGTATAAAAATTGAAATTTTAATAATTTATATAATATATTTAAATTATTAAATATGATATTCAAATGAATGCCACTAAAGAAGCCATGTTAAAAGATTTTCATCCTAATAAACATATTATTCCTCCCAAACCTACAGATCCACCTGGTCATGGTTATTGGTGTTATTTTCATGCATACCAAGATACAACATTGATAAGTGAATGGAAGTGGATTCCAATTTTTACAATAGATGATGTAAATCTAAATATAAATGTAAATATTAAACAAAATAAATAATTTATTCTTTTACTAAAATATATACTAATACAAATGTCTGAATTTCCTAGTTATTTAATTGAATTTATTGGTACATTCTTCTTTTTATCTGTTATATTAGTAACTGGATTACCTATACCAATCGCAGTTGCGTTACTAGCTGTCATTTATTTAGGTGGTAATGTAAGTGGTGGTCATTACAACCCTGCTGTTTCTTACATGTTCTGGTTAAGTGGTGGATCTAGTTCAAGTAAAACTATAGCATACATTGTATCTCAATATCTTGGTGCAACTGCTGCATTTTACTTTTACGACCAAATCATCAAAACCAATACTATTAAAGGTAATACAATCTCACAATAAAAAGTGAAAATATTATTATATAATAAGTAATTATAATATAATAATATCGTTAAAAATGGACGGAGATAAGATAAATAAATCAATTCGACTAAAATTAAAAAATTATATTAATCATAAATCAAAAATTATAGAAGAACGTGTATATTGGATGTGTATAGACATGATATTTGAAGCACAGAATTATGATGATTATGAAATAGATACAAATAATAATATTTATGTGTCATATTCATTAACCAAAGATGAATCAATTATAAATCAACCACATGATCCAATTACATCTCAAATTATTAAAAATTATCGAAGAAATCTTAAATTTAGATTAGGTAAAGATAATTTAATTGTCAAATTCAAAGAGGATGATATTTATATATATTTTTCAGAAGAACATATACTAAATATAAATAATACAGATGAATCAGTATATTGTGATTCTGATTCTGATTCAGATAGTATATCTAATATAGATCACGCACAAGATACATGTGTTCGATCTATGTTAGATACTTTAGATAATTGTGAAAAAAATATTAATGTTTATAAAACAGATCCGGATGATCATACTAATACTAATGTAGATGATAAAATTGATGATCCCAGTATATTAAATACAAATATTCAATTTAGCAAAATCGATATTAATACTGTATAATTAAAATATCATTTTAAGGATTAAATTACCTTTTCTATATATGGGAAAAGGTGATTTAAAATTAGAAATACGTGGTAATGTAGATTTTCTAACAGATTTTCCACAAATATCATTTTTTGATGCGGTGTACAAAAGATATACTAATTTTTCATGTGAAACAAGTTATATTCCATTATCTGGATCTTTAGAATTTGGTGAAACACTAACATGTGTTTTACCTAAATATGGCGATTTAATACATAAAATGTATTTTGCAATAACATTATCAGGTGTAAGTATACCAAGAATAACACCTATTTCTGGATTGTCTAGAGCCAATGCTATTTCAAATTATAATTCTTTTTTAGATTTTTTAAATATTTTATATCCTGTGTATAGAAATATTATAGATGAACAAACAAACATTAATTTTAATATATCTGATATTCAAACAATTTTAGATACAATATCTATAAATAAAGCATATACAGATATTAGTGGTACTACAGTATATTTTGATATTTTTGGTCAACATTATGATTTTGTTTATGAATACAATCAATTAACTGATAAAACAAATGCATTTGATCCCGTAACTGGTAAATTAAATTTAGTTACATTTGTAAATTTTGTTAGTTTAACTAAATACTATGATAATAAATTATTCTTATTAAAAAAAGAATTTGGTACTCTTACAAATTATTATTTTTCATGGAAACGAAAAATTGGTCATTTATTATTACAACAAATTGATTTAGAAATTGGTGGTCAAAAAATAGATAGACAATACACCGATTGGTTAAATATATTAATAGAACTTGTAACTAACTCTGATTTAATACCTACTTATAAAAAAATGATAGGTGATATTGAAATATTAACAACATATGATACGAATGCTAAACCACAATATCAATTATTGGTACCTTTACAATTCTTCTTCAATAAATATTTAGAATGTGCATTACCAATTATATTTTTTAGATATCATGAAGTGAAAATATCTATACAATTGAATAATTTATTTAATATAATAAATATTGATCCAGCATTTGAAAAAAGTGGTTTAAATATAGATGATTATGTTAGCATAGTGGATGCTCGATTATTAACAGAATATATTTATTTAGATGAAGATGAACGTGTTAAATTTGCAACATATGCACATGAATACTTAATTGATTATGTTCAAGAATACAATACAGATATTATAAGTCAAGATCAAACAATTAATTTTGATTTTTTTAATTCAGTTAAATCGATGTATTTTACCATACAAAGTTATCAATCATTAAGTTATAATAATTATAGTTATAATTCAAATATTATGGTAGAAGGTATTATTACTAGTGGCCAAATTACAACATATTCTGGTAATCAAACTGTTCCTATTTTTATTATAGATAGTAAATTTATAGATCAATTTCCAATTGATTCAACTTTAATCGGTAAAAGTATTACATTTACAAAAACAAATTATTATAATAATACATATAAAATTGTAGCAATTAACAATGATCAATTTCAATTTAATGGAACATATGAAGGTGATGACACAGCAATATTAACATATAATTTAAATGGACCATTAAATTCATTTGAATTATTATTTGAATCGTACCCTCGACAAAAAAAATTAGAAGGTGAATATCTAAATTATGTTATACCCTATAAATGTCATACTTCAATACCAAGTGACGGTATATATACATATACATTTTCACTAGCACCTGAAAATTATCAACCGTCAGGAGCATGTAATTATTCTGCATTACGATATAAATCTATTAATCTATCATTAAAAGATACATTTTGGAATTATGCAAGTCAATATAATCTTGATACTGATATTAATAAAGCAAAATTTAAAATGTATGGATTAACATATAATATTTTAAGATTGGCAAATGGTATGGGTGCATTATATTTTAGTTCATAAATTATAATTTACATATTTTTAATTATAATTTAAACATTTTTTAATTATAATTATAATAATAATTAATATGGGAGGAGGTATTTTACAACTTGCCGCAAATAGTGTATCTAATTCTATTTTTACTGATCCGAATTATACACTATTTAAAGCGGTTTATCATAAATATACACCATTTTCAGTTGAAGATTATATTCTAAATTTATCAAGTATAAGTGATTTTGGAAAAAAAATAGATGTAACTATTCCAAAAGTTGGTGATCTATTAACAGATATGATGTTAGTAATTGATTTGCCGGAAATATCAGGTGAATATATATTTAATAATCAAACCGAATATTTAAATTCATTAAAAAATCAATATACATTTTCATCAATGATTGATATTCAACAATATAATGAAAACTTATATAAATTAAATTTAGGTAATAATTTACAAGTATATCTTGTACGTATTAGTGTACCAGTTTCACAAACATCACCACCTAATTATTCAACTACATATCAATTAATGTTACCTTTATTAGATACAGCTATGTTTTTGACACAAGGAAAGAAACAAAAGTATTCATTACAAACTTTTTTAGAAACAAATTCACAATTTTTTGACAATGAATATAAATTACATACTATTCAGGATTTAATTTATGCAGAAAAATCAAATATATCAAATATTGATTATATTAAATATGCATTTCAAGATAAAGAATTTTACTTTTTTATTGCAAACTTATTAAATATTAAAGAACTTGCACCAAATTATACTATTACTTATTATAATGAATGGCAAAATACATATTATAACACAGTAAAGAAATATATTTTACGAAGACCTGAGATAACTGCATTAAATACATTTATTGAGAACATGAATACTGAAATTACAAATTCTATTCAAATTAATAATTATGTTTTTAATTATGAAAATATTTTTTCTATTACTCCATTAGATTATCAGTACAATATTATATTACCTATTTCATATTCAACTAATTATTATTTATTATTTGGACAGTATGAAAATTATACAAATAATAAAAATTATTTATTAGATTATACATCATCTTTCTTTTCTATTTTTAATCGAAATTACTTATTAATTAAAAGAAATAATGTTATTATTGGTGCATGTATTATTAATAAAATTACTGATACCAATCCATTAAATATTGTATTACAACCATTTCGTCATATTTTTACAAATAAATTACTTGAATCATATGGTA